ATAAAGAAGACAAACAACTATATGTTCTCGTTTGATACTACGGGAAATGACATACCAGACACGACATTAGTCTACAACGCACTAACCAAATGATGGACTCAGTATACATACCCTAATATATACGACTATGGTGTATATATCACAAGTGCATGAGTGTGGAAGTATATAGCAACAAGTGCTGTATCTGATCAGTGTTACGAAATAGAGTCATGATTCGATGATTTCGGCGAGCCTATAGTACATGAGCTGCAGACAAAGGCGTTTGATTTCGGTGAGCCTTGAAGTTATAAGACGTATGATTATGTAGATATTATCTGAAGGAAAAGCAAATGATCAATGATAGAGTGAAAGGTTATCTGTAATTGAGATATCGTTGGTGGTTGAATGATAACAGATTTCTGTATAACTACGTCTCAGCCTTCCGAATCTCTTTGAAACAGAGTTATATGAGTTGACACTCTGACATGATCGCAAATTACGGAAGATATACTATTCTATGACTATGTAGCTAGATTCCCCTTATATGTAACTTGACCAGATATATCTATAAATCTTTCAAGCACTTGATGAAGCCGGACATTGGAGAAACTAAGAATATGAGTAAATGGTGAGCCTATAGATGTCTTTTGATACAATAACATTGTTTAGATTGTAAAAGTATAAATGAGTGACTTAATGATTCTACCTATGCAAGATGATTTCGAGACTACACTAAGCCAGTCTTGGAACTGATCCGCGACAACATTGAATGTTAATACTATCCCAACAGCTACGCTCCCCGCTAGTCAGTACACTTATGTTGTAGTAGACCCTGGGAAAAGCAATATGCAAGTAAGGAAGGTCACGGCTTGGACAGGCACTACAATTACAGTGACTACTGACACAATAGAGAAGTGAGCTGGGTTAAATTATTCAGTGGCATCACATTCCGCTTGAGCCGTAGTAAGATTTTCAAATAACTTCCAATTTTGGAAAGACATACAAACAGCAATAAATAGCAAAGCAGATGGTACTGATCTTTGAGACTTCATGTTTGCAGCTGATGACATCACAGCGACTGGATCTACAATATCTATAGCACAAACATGAAGCAACTGGAAGATATGGAAAGACTCAAACGATATGAAGTTTAGAGATGATAATACTCCAGCAACCACATTGACACAACTTGCTTCTTGAGTAGGAGCAGATCAGAAAGTTGCAGTAAGTGCAACAGATACGACAACATGAGTATTAAATGTTAAGTTGACGGCAGGTGATGGGTTGAAGAAAACCATCATAAACCCAGCAGGCGACGAATCACTTGATTTAGATATTGATTTGACAGACACCACAACATTTATAACATTAACAGCATGAGTAGGCGACGCTTGAAAAGTTCCCGTTACAGATGCAACATGAAAATTAGATCCTAGTTTTTATGATATATGAGATATCGCAAAGTTCTGAGGGACAGGAGCGGATGGAGCGTTAAATATAGCAGCGGGAACAACAACGCTAACACTGGCTAACGACACACTAGAGAAGAATTATAGTTCAATAAATATATCATGAACGGCATTGTTAGAAATAACAGGAGTATCATGAGCAGGCGGGGCAATCGCAACAATCAAGTGTAAATGAGACTTTACTATGAGTTGAGGAGCGATTAGAATGGATTGACAATGAGCTTCTGCTAATAACGACGGAACAACTACAGTAATAACAACACGATTTGATGGATGAGCAGCTTGAGCAACAGTAACTGCATGAGGATGAGGGACGGCAAAGACATTTGTCTGATCTACAGCGTGAAAAGTGATTAGAGCATCATGTTGAGGCGGAGGATGAAACGGTTGAGCGGCAACAGGATGATCAATTGCATCACCAGGAGCAAGATGAGGAGGTATTTTAATTATAGAAGTAGGCTGAGCAATAAACTTCACAGCAGGGACTATCTCTGCAAGCTGAGCGGATGCATTAGACCTAGGAGCTAATAACCGGGATCAAAGATGATGAAACGGTTGAGGAGGTTGAGGATGAGGATGAACGGTAGTAGTGCTTTACAACACACTAACTTCAACAGCAGGAGCTGTGGAATGTAATTGATGAGATTGAGGAAACGGAGAATCATACGGTTGAGCCACACTATCAGCACACAAGAACGGATGAGGTTGAGGATGAGCCGGAGCAGGTTATACAGGCGGATGAGCAGGATGAGCTGGATGAACAGCACCTTGAGTATGAGTGGATGGAGCGAACTGAACAGCTTGAACTGATTGATCATATTGAGCACCAGGGGATGCGTGAGCATGATGAACATGAATACAATCGACATACGATGCGTGAGCAGGTTGATGATGAGGCGGAGGAGGAGAAGGCTTCTACTACGTACAGAAGAACACAGATTTCTTTTAAATAAATACGATACAGAATGGCTTTCAAAAAGAGTACACCTATTATAAAGACTTTTTGATCTCGTGGGGTCGTTTCTGACCCTACGATTACTAACAAGAAACTACAAGAGATTACTAGTCCGAGTGCAAATAGTACGATGGGTAAAATAAAACAGCAGAATGTACAGAATGCTGGTATTTTATGAGCAATTAAAAATGTTGCAAGTTCGTTTGTGCCAAAGCTTACACCTACTACAAGCAGTGTGACACCTCCACAAACAACAGGAGTCCAACAAACATATTGATCACAGGCTATGCAACAGAATATTGCAAGTCCTTGATACATAGATAATAGGAACACTGCTGACGTCGCTAAGCTTAAAGGGATGTGAGCGCAAACCATACAAGATGTTTCTGGCTACCTTCAGCAACAGCAATGATTCTCACAAGCTAGTCCAGAAGACCAGCAGAATACAATAAATAATGTATACAATATGCTTAGGAAAGACCCCACAGTCGCCACTCCTGAGACTCCTATATTCGATAAAACAGTTGATACGTCAACAGCATACGACCCAAACGACCCAGAGTCTTATCTGATGAAGATGCAAGCAAGGATACAGGCTAGTTGAAAGAAACCAACAGAAACAGAATACTTCAACATATTGCAAGCCAACAAAGCAATGCAGCTCAAACAGCAAGAATCGCAAGCTAACCCTTACGAGGACAGAATTAAAGCCCTAGAAGCTGAACAATTAAAACTAAGAGATATCGAGAACACAAACGACCAGAATCAATTGGCTACATATAAACAACAACTAGAACAAGAGTACGCACAAAGATCACAACAACTACAACAGCAAGGAGCTGGACAAAAAGAATCCGCTCAGAATGTATATAGCTTCTCATGATTCTGAAGAAGCACAAAGGCTGCGGACACAGCTGTGGCTATCCAACAGCAAACAGATCAAGCAATGAATATGCTTAATCTAGAGAAGCAAGCAGCAATAGCTAAAAAAGAAGCAGAACTTGCTGGAGCGGATTCAGAGGTATTGGCCAATATGAATAAACAAATAGAACAATATAGACAATGAGCTATAGATTACCAAACAGAAAGTCTAAAGTCTACAGCAGAAGCAAACAAAGCATGATGAGCTTCATATATGGAAAGTATAAATAACCTTATAGCTTCAGCATGAAAGTCTTGAATAGATGTATGAGATGCCACAAATATCTCTAAATACGCAGAAATGGCTAGAAATAGCGACTGAACGATAAACGAAGCGTTTATTTCTTCACTACCTGAAGATATACAAGCTATCATAAAGAGTGCGGCCCAGACTAGTATAGCATGAAACAAAGAAGCTCCTAAAATAGAGAATGTAGGGACTGCAAAGAATCCAAGATATATACAACGAGATTGATCTAAACGAGTAAACGTAAGTTTAGGTTGAGGAGGTTGATCATATACATATTGAAAGTGAGGAGGCCTATGAGTTTCTTGAACAGCTGTCCCATGAGTTCCTTGAGTTGCGAAGAAAGATCAGCTGATTGTATCACTTCTTGATAAGTATAAATGATTCCTAAAAAACACAAACGCTTGAGAGGTTATGTTGAGCCCAATGCTAAGTGCAGAAAAATCAAACTTAGTAGCACAGATAACAGCAGAATACAAGAACGCAAAGAAGTTATGAACATTAGATAATGGTGTGCAAAAATTAGTTGATTGATTGCTTTGAGATACACGGAAAACAACGTTTAGCCACGACGGTAAAGTTAAAGCAGTTGACTTACTATTAGAAAGCTTTTGAAGCCAACAACAACAGCTCACATGAGTACAAACAAACAAAACAGAAAACACAAACGCTTGAACTTTATGAAGTGCTATGGAATCAGCACAAGCATCACCATCGCAAACTTCTAGTTGAGGATGAATATTAAAATCTATTGTTAACATGTTCGCACCTTCTACAACAAGCACAACTAAAAAAATAGATCCTAAAATTAAATCAGCTTTAGATGAAATACGGTAATATGGCGTGATTGTTTCAAATACCACAAAAGCAAGCTATAGGATGAGGAGTGCAGGGGTTCAAACCACCTGTAGCTTCTCCAGTAATGCCAAAACCACAACAGAAATCAGTTGTGAGTGAAGCTTTATCTGTTTGAGCACCACAATTGCAACAACAGCCAGCATTACAAGGGACTATAAGCAAAGCTTTGTTTCCTGTGGAACAGGTCAAGAAAGTTGCAACAGATCAAAAGGTTGAAGCCGAAAGGAATAAAATAACTGAGAATGGATTCTCTCAAAGAGAAATGGATTTTGTACAGAAAGCTAAAGCAAGTTGAATGTCTAAAGATGATGTCATGATGTACATACAAGACAAAAGAAAAGAAATGATGCCCAAAAAAACATTCTGAGAAAACGTCAAAGATGTTTGAGAGGGTATCGCTGACTTTGCTTGATGAATACCAAAGGCAATCGCTTCTAGTTGAGTATTAGACAAAACAATGGAGAAGGTGGCATGATCGGATGTTTGATTATTCCTCCCCGCTATGCAATGACAAGGGATCACAACGCAACAAGCTTTACAGTCATTAACAAAGGCATTAGTAGGAGAAGAAGAGCTTAAGAGATACCAACAAGAGCAATGAGGGAAGTCATTCTCTGAGTTCTCTAAGTGAAGCCAAGTATGAGGAGATCCAGAGAGCCAGCTTGCAAAGGCGACAAGCAACACTCTAAATGTTCTTGAAGCTGTTTGATGAGTCCCAGCTCTTATAAAGGCTTGATGAAAAGCAGTCGTAAAATGACAAGCAGGAAAGAAGATGTGAAAGATATTAGATGTGGTAAGAGAAACAGAGAACATAGGAGAGAAAAGAGCCGCACTTAGTGCTTGAAGGATAGCAAAAGAGCCTTGAGCTTTAAAAAAATGGTGGAGTTGAACTAAAGAAGTCGTGCAACCAAGCCAAAGATCAGTTGATGCGGCTGAACAAATAGCGAAAGACATTCCTAATATATCCAAACAACCAGAAGTTCTTTATAAACAAGTGTCAGATAAGGTCTCTGAAATATGAAACTCTTTAGAGTGAGAACTCAAACAGATAAAAGTATGATCTTTGACAAGTAAAAACTCAGAGTTGCAGAAAAGTCTTTCAAGATTAGCTGATGAAATGTGAGATTTGTCAAAATGAAGCGCTAAAGAGATAAAGAAGCTTGCGGAATCTATTAAAAACTCATCAACAGCAGATGATGTATGGAAGAATGCCCAGAAATTAGACGATATGATACCAGAGAGCATAAGAAAGTGAGTAAATCTATCTTGAAAAGATCAAATTATTTACAATATATGGAGACAAGCTAGAGGGTGAGTAAATGACCACCTTGACGATATAGCGACAATGATTAGAAACGTATCTGTAAAAGATAAATTCAAGAAAATGTCTAATTATTATCACGCAATGTCACAAATAAAGAAGAAAATATGAGTACTTACCAAACCTCAGAAATGATTTAAGCAAAAGGTTAGTGAAGCGGTGAACCTTAAGAACTTAGTAATCGCAGGTGTCACTTGAAAAGTTTTATGAAGTATGGATTAACATCTATTTTACTTATAAACAATATAATGCTCGAACGATTATGATATTCACTTATTGCTTTTGTGATTATAGTAGCAATACAGCGAAAATAACTTTTATTTTGGAACACGGCAATGACCACTCCACAAAAATCGCAGATAATAAAAGAGTTATGAATTAGAGAGCTTGAGAAAAGACATGAAGACAAGAGAAATAGTCTTTATGAGTTCATTAAATTCTATTGGTACAAAGAGAAAAGGGAAAAACTAGAAGAGAGCCGACATCTTGAAGAGATATGTAAAAAGCTGGAGAGTGTTTATATGTGAGACATTAAAAGACTCATAATAAATATACCTCCTAGATCTCTAAAGACAGAACTTGTTTCAAAAGCGTTCCCTATACGATGCTTAGGGCATGAAAGTCATCTCAAGTTTATGGAGATATCCTATTCAGCTACTCTTGCAGAGAAGAACTCTTGAGGAGCTAGAGATATGTACAATTCGGAGACTTACAAACTTGTATTCCCAAGAAGATCTTTGGTGAAAGAAGACCAGAACACCAAGCAGCATCGAGAGACAAAAGACGGTGGTCAATACTATGCGGCATGATCAGACGGTACTATTACATGAGTTTGATGTGATATACTTATTATAGATGATCCATTAAAGCCAGACGATGCTAATAGTGATGTCATGAGAGTGAAAGTAAATAATAACTATCATGATACACTGTATAGTAGGCTAAACAGCAAACAAGATGGTGCTATTGTAATAATAATGCAGAGATTGCACGATGACGATCTTTGTTGACACCTTCTAGATAGTGAGGCTAAGGGGACTTGAGATAAGTGGGACAAACTAATAATCCCCGCTATTGCAGAAGAGGATGAAACACATAGGAAACAATGAGAAAGCTTCTTTGAGAAGAGATTCCCACTTGTATTCTTAGAAAAGATGAGAGACGATCCAGAAACAAGAGTTTCCTTTTCTACACAGTACCAACAGAACCCAGTGAATAAGGAATCACAGGAATTCCACGAGGAACGAATAAGATACTATACAGAACTCCCGAAGAAATGAAGAATATTCACAGCATGTGATCCAGCATTCAGTAAGAAACAAAGTGCGGATTACACAGCAATAATAACATGAATGTTCGATTGACTTGATATGTATGTTCTTGAATACTCACACGGTAAGTTCGACCCTACGGAGTTGATAAACAAGCTAATATACCACAAACAGAAACGGAACCCTGAAAAGATATGAATAGAAGCGTTCCAAGCACAGCAAATGATATGATTCAACTTGAGAATCGAACTAGAAAGGCGTTGAATGTATGCAAATATTGAAGATATAAAGCAAACAGGCGATAAGGAAACAAAGATAAGAAAACTTATTCCCCTATACCAAAGATGACATATATTCCACAAGGTTGGTATGGCAGCACTGGAAAACGAGATGACAAGATTCCCAAGGGGGAAACACGACGACATAATAGATGCTATGCAAATGCTATACTCTATGTATCAAATAACACCAAACACTTGATTCCCTAAGGGAATCATAGAAATAGAGTATGATAACTTCTGAAGACCGTTTATGGTTTGAGTGGGTGAAAAGGACTGGCTTTAAATAATAATAATAGATCATGGTTTCACAAGAACAGCAAGTAGATGCAATCAAATATATCGCTGATACGTTTGATGGTTACAAAAGTCTAATGCAAGACAGAATGGATGCTTACCTTGATATATACAAAGAGTATACAACTTTCACCATACCAAAGAAAAACAATTGGGATACTACATTCAAAGTTAATAAGATGCACGAGGTGGTAAACAAAACACTCCCAAGAATTATGAGTAAGAATCCTAAACGATTGGTGAGCAGTAAGCCTGACATGATAACAACAGAGCTGGACAAAATAGAATCTAAGGAAGAAAAGATTAGAAAGATCGAGGAACTAGACTTGCAAAGTAAAATAGTTCAGTCGTATCTTACTTTGGTGTTTGAGAAGTATAATCAAACAGAACCTGCAAGACTACGAGCGAAGAATATGCTTATATATTGAAGTGCGTTCGCTAAAATAGATTTTGCTTATGAAATAGCTAGAAGCACAACAGAAAGCGTAGACGAGGAATCGGAATATAATGAATCCGGAGAAGAGGTAGGGAAAAGAAAAGTGAAGAATAAGAAAATAGAAGAAAAGGTGTTCGGAGAGTATCCAACTATTGATCCAGTTTCTTGGGCTGATATATACTACGATCCAAGATACAAGATGTTTAGACAAATGCCTTGATTTATAGAGTTCAAGAAATGAGTAAGGATAGGACAGCTAGAACACAATAAAGAAGAGTATATAAACCTAGACAAACTTAGAGACATCGTAAGTATACCAACGACACTGGACAGCAGGCTATACAAAGAGCAGATCTACACAATAAGCTGAATGCAGCTCCCAGAGGCAAAGACATGAGTAAATAAGAACTCACTAGAACTAAAGATATATTATTGACGATATGATTTAGATTGAGAAGAGAAGCTTTATAAAATAACAACTGTAGACGATATACTTGTAATTTGCATGAAAGAGATTACGCAAATTCCATTCGTGCAAATAAGATGTTTCGAAGATACAGAAACAAACTTCTGACGATGACTTTGTGAGCCTATCATGGGACTCCAACAGGAATTAAACTTCAAGAAAAACAGTGCAAGTGTATATGTTAACAACGCATTAAATAGGTCGTGGATTTACTCACCCAACAGCGGTATAAACCCGAAAGATCTAGTAAGCAAGCCGAATGGGATTATACCAACAAGCAAATCAATAGATGAAGTACAAAAGAATCTATTCGAGCTTCCACTTAGAACATTAACACCAGACTTCTTTAATGAGCAGAACGATTTTGAAAGGCAAATACAAGCAATGACTTTCACTGTCGATACAAGTAACCCCAGAACACAAAACAGTCTTACAAACACAGCAACATGAGCAAGAATTAAATTTTTTGAAAGCAACACAGTGATTGATGAGATCAGAAAGCACTTCGAAGATGGGCTTACAACACTTTGATACAAGTTACTAGAGGCTACGTTCGAGAATATGGAAGACAACATTATAATTAAAGAAGAATCCACCTGAAAGACTCGGGAAGTTAACAAAGAATTGATAAAAGATGCGATTATGAAGTACGAAATAAAAATAGAGACTGGATCAAGCGTCTTGGATAACCCAGAAGACAGGAGAGACGATGCGATTGCTAAGTTCAACATGGCAGTACAAGCTATCGGGGCATGAGTGCCTGTAGACATGACGGAAGCGTTTAAGAACGTCCTTGAGCAGTTCGAAGTTAAGGATGTGAATAGGTTTATAAAAGATCCGAAACTAGAACAAATGATGGGAATGTGAGGATGAATGTGACAACCATGAATGCAATGATGAGGGATGTTACAGCCGCCACAACAGCAACCTTCTACTGCTGAGTGAATAGTTTGAGCAGTCGCACAAGGAGACCTAACTACAGCTAGTTAATAACATAGGCATCCGCAAGGAGTAAGACCGATTTATTTATTATTCTTGTGATGGTGAACATTTTGGACATTATTTCTGAACAAAAATCTAAGGCAAAGTATTACAAAAGTAAGGACGATGCTTGGGATCACTTTGTAAAACAGAAAGACTCTATTGAAGCGATAAGTGGTACTCAAGGCTTCAAAGAGATCAAGGAGTACCGATCAAGAGAGGCAGTTGCTTGTCAAGAAAGACTCCAAACAGTAAGGTCGGAAGACATTAAGTGAGTACAGGCTGAGCTTAGGACTTCAATGAAGTTCTTAGACTTCCTAGAGAACTTAAAGAATTCTGACACATCCTCTTTTACAGAGGAACTTTAATTTATTATTTTATACATGGATTCTATTGAAACAACCCAAGAAGGGACTTCACAGGCATGAAGCCAAGAACAACCACAGTTTATTGAAATCGACTGAGAACAGATTTCTATTGAAGATGTCAAAAAATGATTTCTTCGCCAAAGTGACTACACCAAGAAAACACAAGAATTAGCTAAACAAAGGGAAGAAATCGAAAGGATGAGACAATGACAACAAGCACCAGAACAACAAGAAGACGAAAAGGTTGTTGATGAGTATTTGAAGTCTAAAGGTTACTTGACTAAAAGCGACTTTGAAAAAGAAAAAGAAGCATTAAAGCAAGAATCTTATTTTGACAAGTTCTTTGATGCAAACCCAGACCTTTCAAAGCATGAAGAGGCTATCAGAGCAATAGCTAAGGTAGACAATTCAGCACTGGAAGATATAGTTGTGAAATACAACTTCTCTACTTCTGATAAACTACAAAAGGCAAAGTCTTCAAGATCGTTGGTTTGAGATATCAAAAAGGATGAATCTAACCCTAAGACAATAAAGACAATGACTGCTGCGGAATATGCGAAGTGGAAATCAGAACAGTGACTTTCTAGTAAGAAATGAATGTTCTCAGACTAAACTTTTAATTTATTATTCTTATAAACAATGGCAAATTCATTATCAGCATCATTCGAAGAGATTCGAGCAAAAGAAATGCAAGAAGTATTCTACAAAAGAAACATCGCTTACAAAATTGCGGATATTTCTTTCAAGGGGACTATGAAACAAGGAGACACTTTGAATAGACCTTATAGATCTACTCTCACAGCACAAAGCTACACACCTGGAACGGCTATCACTATTGATGACCTTACAGATACTAACGAACAACTTACAATCGACAAGAAATTCGCAACTGGTTTCTATGTAGACGAATTTGATAGCATTCAATCAGCTTATGACACTGCTATGAAATACGGTAAAGATGCTGGTGAACTTCTTTCAAACATGATCGACGCATACACACTTGGTGAAGCAGTTAATGCTTACTCTTATGTAGATGCTGGAAACGTTGGTGGAACAGCTGGAGAAGGTATTGCTCTTACAACAAGCAATGTTCTTCCTATGCTTTCTGCAGTTAAACAGAAACTCAAGAAACTCAACATTTCTTCAAATGACATCTTCGGAGCTATTTCCCCAGAAGTTGAAAACATCATTACTCAATATGTAGAAGCAAGAGATACAGCAATGGGAGACAAAATTGGAGAAAATGGATTTATCGGTATGTACTATGGAATTAAATTCTATGTATCAAACCAATTGGCATCTTCTGCAGTATTATCACTTGTAACACAACCAACAGCTAACGACACAATCACAATCCAAGGGCAAGTATTCACATTTGTTTCTTCTATCGGAACAACTGCAGGAAATGTATTGATCGGGTCTGATGTTGACACTACAAGAGCTAGCCTCGCTACTCTTATCAACGCACCAGCAACTTCAACTTCTACAGGACGTGCACTCACAGGAGCAGCTTTAAGATTGTTCCAAAATCAAGTTACAGCAGCAAATGACAACTCAGCAAACACTTTGACAGTTACTGCTAAAGGAGTAGGTGTCCTTGATGTATCTGAAGTTTTGACTGATGGTACTGACACATGGACTGCAACAACACAACTTCAAAGAAATCTTTTCGGTATTGTGGGAAATCCTGTACTCGTAGTACAAAGAGAACCTTCAATTGCTGTTAGACCAGTACAAGACAAACTTGGAAACAACTATTTGAATGGAGTATTGTTCGGTGTTAAATCATTCATCGACAATTCTAAACAAATGGTAGATGCAAGAGTTAGATGTGATACTTACAACGCATAATAGAAAAAACTTATAGGTAAGCGAGGACATGAGCAAACGATATTATTATTAAGAACCCTACAAAAGCATAGTTTCTATAGGATGTTCTGGCTTGCTAGAGCATCTGGATAGATTTTATATCTTATTTGTAAATATGATCAGATACATCGACAAAAACGGTAATGTCCAGTTCTTCAATGGGAATGACCGAATGTCAAAACTAGAAAAGATTGATAATGACTACTTCGAGAAAAAAGAAGTAAAGAAGGAAGAAAAGAAGGTAGCGACAAAAAGCACCCCTGTAGAAGTAGAGGATATTCCTTCTGTAAAAGAAGAAACAATAGAAAGGGATTTAGAATTAGAAATGAAAGAGTTTCTAAAGGAGAAAAAAGTTAGAGGTTATGCACTCTTGAGAGGAGAAAGCCTAAAAACAAAAGCAGTAGAAAACGGTTTTACTTGTTAATATATAAATATGAGAGATCCAAAATTTAACAACACTGTTTATGATGCTGTAAGCACTACGGTAGCAACAGGTCAAACAAACAGAGATATGAAAGCTAACAACGCTACATTGTTTAGCAACATATCACAAGCAAACAAATGCGTTATTAGTACAGACCAAGCTATTACGTTGAGATTCAATACAACAAGCATGCCAGCCATAGTTATGGCAGCGACTGAGAGCCCAAAGGTTATAGATTCTCTTAATATCAAAAACATTTATGTAACTAATGCTAGTTGATCAACTGCAAACATGAAAATAGAACTATATAGTTAATTTACTTTCCAATTATATGATATATGGAAAAGGAATTAGTACAGATGTATAAAGAATACGACAAGCTATCAACTGCTCTTCCCAACATGAGAAATGAGCATAATTTTCTAATAGAATCTATTGAGAAGAAGAGAAAAGAGCTGGGGGATGTATCTAGACTAAAGCTAGAAGAGTCGGAATCTATACAAATAAAGAGAATGGAGTTTGATAATTACGTCAATTCTAAGAACTCTGAGATAAATATAGATAGAAAAAGAGTGGACTCTGACCTAAAGGCAGAACAAGAGAAAATCTATAGATTAATAGAAGAGCTTAAGAAGAAAAGAGAGTCCGCATCTATAGAAAGGGAGGCTACAAATAAAGAGTCGGTAGAGTTCTCAGCGTATCTCTTAAAAGAAAACAATAGAATCAAAAAAGAACTAGAAGTGTTGGACAAAAAAGAAAAAGATATGTTATTATTGCAGGATAAACTTGCTTTAGAGGAATCAAAAGTAAAGTCTCTTATAGCAAGCAATAACAGCAGTATTGTCTTAGCTAAAGAAATGGTAAGTGATGCTATAGCTAAACAGAAAAAGGCGGAGGAGTTATATTCTAAAAGTATAAATGAATCTGAGAAGCTTGTTGCTTTAAGAAGCTACATTGAAAGCAAAGAAGACGAAATTATAGAAAGATGAAAAGCTATAGATTATAGGATTAAAGATCTAGAATCAAAAGAAAAATGAATAATAAAAAAAGAACTAGAGATAAAAGAAAGGGAGACTTCTATTAAAGATAAAGAATACAATTTAGAGTGTAAAGAAGAGGACCTAAAGGCAGAAGAGAAAAGACTTGTTTTACTTTCAAAACAATTAAAGAATGGCTAAAGAAACCGTGAGTATGGCAATAGCGAACTGAGATACGACTAACCCCATACAAGCAAGCGTAGTAGTAAGCACAGGGGATCCCACAAAGAACGCCTTGATTGTTTCTTGACCAACAGGCTGAGGGATCCCGACACTCCCCGCTCTAGATACTTGAAGCTATGCTATCTCTGATCTCGACGAATCAGGGACGACTAAGTATTACTGATTTGCTGATTGAGCTTGAGCGTGGTATATCCTAGCTATCACCAGTACAACGGCAAGGTACATAAAGTGAGCATCCGACTATACAACAAACTGGACGAACAGAGCTGGGCTTTCTTATGATTATTACTACAATATTTTTTAGTTAAGATACTACAAAATGGCAATAAAGTCTGCACAGTCTGCGTTTAATCCGCTATTGGCATCAAATATCCAGAAAGTAAGCTACTCAAAAGAGCCAGTTGATGCTTTTGTGGATTTGCCAGCTTCTTGAAATACTATAGGAGATCAAAGAGTAGTGTTGGCAACAAATATAATGTATGTTTGGGATTGAGCATTACGAAACGAGCTTTGAACGTCATTCACTTGAGCTCTTACAAACTATCTATGACTATGGAATGCCACTACTAACTCCCCAACGATAGTATCTTCTACGTGAACTCTATGAGATTGGTATAAGGTAGGGACCGCGGGAACTACGAGTATCGATGGAATAGCTTCTTGGGAGGTGAATGATTATATATGGTTTGATTGATTAGTACGACAAAAAATAGATAACCAAACTTGAAGTTCCTCGGCGTTCTTTAATATAGTAAGCAATACAACACTTTCATCTATCCATTTCAACGGTATTGTGCAAACCACTTGAACGCTTACGCTTACTCTACCGACTGCGGTAGGAGTACAAAACTCAAGAATAACAATACTCAAAAGCGATGACTACAATTATACCGTTACACTCCTAACCACATCAAGCCAAACAGTAAACGGCGAAACCTACACATACATAAACCCACAATATACATCATTTACAGTAGTGTCAGATGGTGCAAACTGGAAAATACTTTAATTCGTAATATATTAACATGGCTTTTTTACCTTGATGATATGACAGCAGCTTGGATGTAGGGAAAACGATATCTCAGAACCCCGAATCTAGTTACTACCAAGATGTAACTCCTTTGATTTCTACTGCATACGAACTTACAGCTACTTTTGCTGATGTAGGCTTTGAGATACCTTGTGCTTGATATAAATATCTTACTTTGCGATTTACAATAGATATAAACACCTCTACTGGAGTTCATATAAGAATTTTGCATAAACACACAAGTGCAGGAACGGAAGAATATAGAGAAATTTATTTATGAAGTCCAGCAGGAAATCAAACAACTATAAATCTTAATGATTATCTTATTGCAACAGATACATACCAGTTATTTAAGATTACTTTAGATGTCACTTGAACCCCTTATATACAAGTCCAAGCTAAAGATGATGCTGATTGAACGGGTCAAATAGATGCTTTATATTATACACTAACTTACTAATGAAAGAATTACAATCATCATTTGACGGTAGAATATCAAAATTAAATAGCACTTCAACAGTTCTTGCTTGAGGTTGAGTTTTTACTTGAACTGCTGAAAATATAGTAGATGTTTGAGTAATAGTTATCTCTGTAATAGCAAGTCATATAAGTGCTATAAATTGACTATCAGTGCAGTTTTCATCTGATTGAACTAATTGGGATATTACAGATGTTTTTACAATACCCGCAACAACAGGAAAAACATTTTCGTTTCAACCAGCTTGAAAGTTTTTTAGAGTAGTTTATACAAATGGGGCTACTTTACAGACATATTTTAGACTACAAACTTTATTAAAAGCTACTTATGTAAAACCAAGTTCTCATAAAATACAAGATGCAATTTCTACTGATGATGATGCAGAACTTACAAAATCAGTATTGACGGGTAAAGACCCTAGTTGAATATTTAGAAATATAAATACAAATGCTTTTTGAAATTTACTTGTTTCTCTTTCAGAACAGAAAGATGCTTTTGGTAGACTTAGAGTATCAGAGCCTTATACAGTTTTTGATAATTCTTTGACATCGTCTTTTTGTGATAATATTTTTTGGTCTACTCTTACAAATGGTACTGGTAGTTGAGCATATACACAAACAACAAGTAAATATACACTTTCTACTACTACCGATTGAGATTATGTTGTTAGACAAACAAAACAAAGATTTAAATATCAGCCTTGAAAATCGCATCAAATTTTAATGACTTGATTATTTACAACAGAAACTGGACAAATAAAGAGAATTTGATTATTTGACCATGATGATATCGGACTTACAACGATAACAAATGCACCCCAAAACTGAGTATATTTTGAGAACAATGCTTGAACTTTGACATTCAATATAGTAAATAATGGAACAGTCACAGAAAGTGTAGCACAAGCGAACTGGAATATCGATAAACTTGATTGAACTTGAAGTAGTTGATTTACTTTTAATGTTTCTTGAACAAATATTCTTTTTATTGATATGGAATGGCTTTGAGTTTGAGCAGTAAGATGTTGATTTGTTTCAAATACTGGAGAAATAGTAGTTGCACACCAATTTAGGCACGCAAGTAATTGATTTACTGATGTGTATATGAGAACGGCTAATTTACCACTATCTTATTCAATAACAAGTACGGTTTGAGCTTGAAGTATGAGTCAAATATGTTCTACCGTTATGAGTGAGTGATGATTTAACCCAAAGGGTTCTTACAGGTCTATTTATAATAGGACAGTAAACCAAATTGCATCAAGCTGAATAGAAACATTGCTTGGAATAAGATTAAAAGAAGATTGATTTGAATATATGACTGATATTACAGATATTTCTGTACTTGCGACGAGTGCTTGAAGTTGACATTGGATGTTATTATTTAATCCAACATATACTGGAGCATCAACATTCACTGATATTTTAGACTCAGCATTGCAACAATCCGTTACAGCAGGTTTGCCTATTACTAACGAATGATATGTTTTAGCTTCGTGATTTTTTTCCTCCAAAACAGACCAAGCATCATCAGATATCCAAAATGCTTTGAGATTATGAAAAAGTCTTGCAAGTGTTCGTGATGAAATACGGCTTTGTGTTTTTAATACCAGTTGATGAAACGAGTCATATGTTGGTTCGATTTGAGTTAGAGAATATCTTTAATTTCTAAAATATTAAAAATGTTATTCAAAAAACTAATAGAAAATAATCCAGAAGAACCTATAAATTCAATTATAGCTATGGAGATATACAGTAAATTCAAAGATTTGAATACAGACTCTGAGTCTTTTGTATTTTCAGAATTAAATAAATTTCCATTTGATTATATAGTAGAAACAAAACAAGAGATTAATAGGCTAGAAAACATAGTTATGACTGCGATGCAAAGTGAAAACAAACCACAATCAAAAGAAGAATTGAGATTATTGTTGTCTAGTGATTTGATTGACTGTGATATAATTCTACAAGACACAATAGATTACATAATGGTATTTGAGTTAGATACAACACGAGCTGATTTTATAGAGCAATTTACAAACAATGAAGGAATCACTATATAGTCAATGAAAACCAATCTTTCGTTTCACAGCGAATAGTGAACAAGATGTGAGGATACAAGGCTGAACGCCAAGTAATATCACTTTTTCTAATTGAGTTGCTAACTTATGAAGTTCAAACTCAAATAATATAACATATCCGACAAGGTCTATCGGTAAAATACGGACTATCAAAGCTACACTTATCACTTGAACTATATGAGCGGTAACATATTTCATGATATGTCAATCACAGGGGTTTTGATGAAGATATTTTTTCTTATGGTATGCAAACGGGTTTTTTCAGATTGATTGGAACGGTAGCCCTAAAGTAAACTTCAATGCAAATACTTTTGTTGCAAATACCAAATATAATCTAGTATTCACAGCAGATTGAACTAATCTAAAAATGTATATCAATGGAGTATTGCACGACACAAAAGCAGGTTCAGCAACTGGTTCAAATGATGCTTATATAAATAAAACAATGGCACCGTATGTAATTAATAGCACTGTGTGGAATGCAGAACTGTTTGAAATATATAATTATGCTTGGTCAGCCTCACAAGTAGCAAACGACTATAATTCATCGACTTTCAAAGACATAAGAAACTGACTTATACTTGATGTTGATAGTAGACAAGGAGTGATAGAGGATAAAATGGCAGGTACAATAACAAACATAAACTGAGTAGCAATAAAAAAGAATAAAAACAATGATATGTATTTTAATTGAACTAATTCATATTTGATTTGTCCTGAATTAAAACCAGTATATTTATCATTTTGATGACGGGTATTTAATAAATGAGTAGGGAGTACGGCATTATGATCGGTAATAATAAGTTTGATTGGTGCATATCCACAAGTTATACCATATAGTTTTGTTGTAGACTATGCTAATGCTAGAGCTTGATTATATATAAATTCAAACACATTAGTATCATTTACACCAAATTGAAGTATGAAAAATAATCAACGGCAACATGTCTTTGCAAAATATGACGGTGCATATAAATATATCTATATAAATTGAGTTCTAGCAAATCAAACAGCACGAACATCAAATCCAAATTATACAACTTGAACTTGAACTACAAAAGTTTGATTTCTAGTCTCATGATTTTATAGAGTACCACTGTGATTTATGAATATGGTTAGAATGTATAATCGTGCATTATCAGAAAACGAAATATCCCAACTATACACTTCCCAACTTCCATTTTTTAATTAGAAAAAAAGTTTTTTTGAATTTTTAACTATAAACAATAAAATGCGTATCTTTGAATTCAACCCAACATATTGAATGGTAGATATGGTTTCTTGAAGCCAGTTGTCTAATTCTGGAGTTGTTTTCAAAAGAACGGATAAATGACTGGCTGGACATTTCAATTGAAGTAATTATATAGAAAGTTTATCTCCTTGAACATACTCTGAATTTACACTTATTATAAATTTCAAATTAAACAAATCTATTGCCAACCAACCATCAAATTTTCCAACATTTTTTGACAAATATACACTCTCAACATGATGATTTTGAATTTCATCTAGCAAGTCATCAAATTCAATATTTATGAGAGTAATAAGTTGATGAGCTATTTTTGATTATTTAATTGCTGGTGCTATTATATGAACAAACTATAATCAATTGGTTTTGTCATACTGATGATGATTAAGAAAATCCTATCTGAATTGAGTCTTATTAAATTCTACATCAGTATCATATACAGCAGACAATAAAAATATAACAATATGATCATACGGGACTTGAACATTAAGCACATTCTTAGAATGAAACATATATTGAGTATATTTATATGACAATGTCTTATCTCTTACAGAGATTAAAACAGAATACAAAAGATTCCTCCAACTCCAACCACTACTAGAAAAGAAAACAAACTTCTTTTATCCAAAACTAACAGAGCTGAAAAAACCTTGACTTGTAGGAGCTTGGAATATGAAACCAAATGGGACTACTCTTGTCGATATTAGTGGGAACTGAAGAAATATAACATTAAGTTGAACATACCCAACAAGAAACTGATTGTTTTTTAACTGAATATGAAGTAGCCAATTATCTAGCAGTATAACGCCTGTAACAATTTCTTTTATTGTTAAAAAAGCAACATCAAGTTCAGATGTATTCTTGAGCCAGGCAGCTGCTTGATGAACATTTGTTGTTTATATAACAAGCTTAATACAACTTTGATTTGTGGAAACATGATGAGTTTGAAACGTCTTGGCTGGTTTTAATATGCCAGTGAATGTTACAATAACTATTACAATAGTACATAAAACCACATCTACTGATTTATATGTGAATTGATCTTTTGTAAGTAACACTGTATGGGCAGGAGCTAGAACATTAAAACCAATAGCTTATATATGATGATATTTTACAGGTTCTCCATTTTATTATAAATGAGAAGTAGAAGACTTAAGACTTTTTTCAACACAGCTTCCAGCAACAGAAATAAAAGACTACCACAACAAATGGGCAAGACAAATAGTATTCAAAGAAACATTTGCATACGACAAAGCAGATTGAACAAAAACTATTCCTAATGGTTGGATAAATTGAACTTGAGCATACAAATTAGTAACAGAAACAACTTGAAATGCTATTGTAAAGAAATGAACAAAATATTTACAATGTACTTCATCTTGAGCAATAGCCTTTCCAAGCAAACAAGCATATTGAACTTGGGAATTTAATTGTAAAAGAACTTTAACTAATCAAGTGTTTGTATATTTGAATTGTCAAAGGATAGCAAGTCAAGATTCTAACTATTGATATAGGTTTTATATTACTACCTCAAATGAACTAGCCTTAGTTTTTGAAAACTTTGCATCTTGAACGGCGATAATACTTACATCTAGTAATTATGTGGCAGTCAATACAGATTATAGAATAAGAATAACAAGATGACCTACTTGACAATGGTGGATGTATATAAAATGAGGAATTCGGAGTAATTGGCATACAGTAGTAGCATTGCCTGCATATCCTAATTGATGAGCAAATAATACATACACTTGAAGCGATTTTTTTAATGTTGATTTAGACTCAGGTTCAACTATTTCCGACATAGTAATCAAACAATGAATTGAAGTTTAGCTTGCAAAATATAAGATTCTGACTATATAGCAAAATGTGACCAGGCGACTTGCCTCACCAACTAACCATTTATAATTATGTTGATGTTAATGATAGACGAAACAACAAAGATATCACTGAGCTTGTTCACAGTGCCAGCAATAGTCTCTGCGATAATAGTATTCGCATATAAAGTATTCTCTGCTAAGTTCTGAACTACCTATAGGGTGGAAAAACTAGAAGAGAAATGTAGAGATCATTTAGAATGACACACTAAACTCGAAGCTAGGGTGGAAATACTGGAAAGAGTAAGCACCCAAATGGATATAAGGTTTACAAAGATAGAAGCTAAGCTCGACTACCTTGTGGAAGGCATGTCAGAGATAAAAAAAAAACTTAACTAATCACTTGTAGTAGATACTCTACACATTTACTTTGTCACAAACCAATATGGAAGAGATAACTTGTGAGGATATGGACAACAAAGAAGAAGCACTTGAAAGATCACTATGAAAGTATATAAACAGGTATCGAATGTTATTGTGGGATAATTTAAAGGTAGACAAATATCAACAGCTCAAGACGTTAATCCAAGAAGACGAATATTTACCCTCTAATGATAAAAACAATGACAAAACTTCTTAAAGCACTTTCATGAAAAAAGAACATCATCCAATGAGTTATTTGACTAACTGCTTATTTTCTTATGGACAAATGACTAATAGATTCCATCACTTTATGATACATTCTTTGAGTAAATGTGTTGGTGTTCGGATACACAAGCTATAAGACAACTCAAATGTATAAAGAAGAGTCTAAAGATTTAACTCCTAACCAAGCATAATGATTATAAATGACATCAGTTTGCTTAATCCCAATACTAGGAATAAAGTAAAATGTTTCATGAAGGAATGTAAAGAAAAGTGATACGAGATTTCAGTATTCGAAACACTACGCACTATTGACCGTCAGAAACGACTAGTAAAGAATAAAAAGAGCTGGACGATGAAGTCGAAGCATCTATCAGGAAAGGCTGTGGATTTTGTCTTTGGATCAGGGAAGAAGATAACTTGGAGTTGACCACGAAGTAAGTTGATCCCTATCGGCAAAAAGTATGGATTGAAGAACTTAGCTCCTACAGAATACTGCCACTTTGAAGACGATGGCACACCATTCAACGAAATTTACAGGCCTATGATAAGCAAATAGGTTTTTATTGTTTTGGTAGTATGGGTCGAATAGATTCTATTATTCTAGAACGGTACTCAAAGATATTCAAGCAAAGCATATTGGAAGATATCCAAAGACAAGATTATGATATCCCTGAATTTATAAATACCAAGAAACGGAAATTTTATCTTAATAAAATAAGAAAGATGCCCTGCTGAAAGAAAGGTAAGAAGAAAAAATAAGGTGGCCATATAGCCGCCTTTTTTATAACCTAAAATATTGTTATGAAGGTTATATACACCCTAATAAACTCAGAAACAAACGATTGCTACACAGGCCAGACTAACTCACTAGCGACTAGGATATCGCAGCATATAGCAAATGGTCTTTTCTGAATATTACAACTTCCAGTTACCGTACCAATTCGAGTTCTTTTAAATACATGAAAGCTTATACTTCGTGTATTTATTTCTAAAGATCCTGATGGAGACGAACACAGAGTAATACAAGAGACAAAAGATGAGTGATATAATGTTATTAATAAAAAACCCTAGGACATACCTAGGGTAATTGTTACAAATAACTTTAGGGCGTTATTTACTAGCCACATAAACAAAAGTATTTCTTAAAGGAATACGTGGGCAATCCCAACATATACAGAAATACATACCGCAAACTTCACATTTCTTGAATTGCATAACTTTAAATTTAATTTGTTATTATCACAAAGTTTCCAAATGCTCCGACAACTATAAGTGTTGCTATGACAACAAGCACTATTATTATAATAATAGCAGCACGAGCCTACCCCTTTTCTGGGTCATAATCTTCTTCCATAAATTTTTGTTTTAATGTTACAACAATTTATTTTGCTGAACGGTTGAAATATAAACAAAAAAGTATAGAAATGAATCGAAACAAAACTTTATCTGATATAAAATGGTTATCAAAATGTGAAGAATCTACTTTGAAATCATCTTCCACAACGATCCAGACTATCTAAAAGTAAAAGAGCTGTCTGACAAGTTAGGGATGTCTATCCATGATCTATGAAAAGAGGCTTTAGATCGTCTCCTAAAATCATTTGGCGTTGAGATAATGGAGCGTATGGATGTTAATACACAAAAGAACCCATTAAAGTCTATTTATAGCAGAAAACCAGAGAAGGGAGTGAAGCATCTCAAATAGTTGATACAAACAAACACTCTTTGCAGGGGGTGTTTTTTGTTTATGAAAGATTCTCTTGATTTATTCGTAAATATGTTTATTATGTGATCGATATACAAGTTTAAGGTTCTTCGTATATTGCGATAGTGATAACGGCACGCTGTGCATGTTGTAACTCTGGGAAAGCTACCCAGTACGCTTATAAACACTTTACTATAGTCACAAACATATCTGTTTGTTGTTTTTCTATAAACAAATAATAGTTTATAAAAAACTCTATATTAGTAAAGGTTTTGAAGCAATAGATCCTCCGGTATCTGTGCATATCATAACTAATATAATATATAAACACATATATTTGTCTCTATAGTAAGAGAAGAAAACCTAACATGAAGGAGTCGCAAGGCTTCTTTTTGTTTTATATAAAAAAGTAAAGATTCTCTTGCAATCTATAATTTATTTACTATAAGCATTCCTGTCCGATGAAAGCAAACAGTTCCGCAAGGAGTCGTTTATGATTATTGGAAGACTCTACAATATGTTCCGTAAGGAGGCAGTGTAGGGGTTTCGAAAGACCTTTCTAGCAATAGAGAGGTTTTTTGATAAAAGAAAAAAGAAGCGACTTCGACCTTGCACAAGATAGCAAAACTCTAGCGTCATAGACCTTGAAGTTTTGGCAATTTGTGCATAGTGTCGTTGGAGCTTCTTTATATGTAGATTTAATTTAGAAAATCTTTTCTATCTATTCACGCTGTCTTTAACATTTTACTAATTGTAGAGGGTATCACTTCTTTTGCTCAATGATCGACAACGGTAAAATCTAATAAAGTTTTAGGGTTATTCCATATTCTGTGACTTCATCAACAATTATACATAAATTTGCATCATAACTCCTTTAGTTTACGCACAATATCATCATATTTCATCGGTTTTACTTTTAGCTGTGTCATCGCATATAAGGTTAATTATAAACTCTTTATTTTAACCTTACTGTACACAATATATGCAAGCTCGAATATCTTTTTTTTCATATCATCGTATCTTTGTTTTTTAACGTGTAATAATCATTTAACAACCTTTTCTGAATTGTCTTGCATTTCTTCGAAACTTTTTCACTCTGCCATAAATCCTTGCAAGTCATCACTTGTTGCAATAAAGTATTCTTCTCACTTGTATTTTACTTTTTCTACAGAGATTTTTAACATTATTTTCATCTGGACAGATGGTTACTACATAAATTTGTATTTAGTTTATGTTTTAAAAATATAAAATCAACATCTTTTCAACAATAATTGTATAATAAAAAAAGATTAGTATATAATAGGAGGAGTGGAATCCATCTTTTACATACTAATCTTTTTTTAGAATGTTCTGACTTACAAGCAAAGAGGTACTTACAATTATTGTTTTCCCTTTTTCAATCGCTCTCTTAGTTCTTTTGGTTGATAAATTAGTTTTCAAATCAAAAATCATACAATGGTTCGTAAGGCCATTCATATATATATTCAGATTCTTACTCAATAAATTTCCATACAGGTGTTATAATAAAAATAAATACGAACTGTCTGATCTGTCGATACCCGTTGTAACACACTATATAAAAATATGGAAGATACGTGAATATGAATGATATACACGAGAAATACAAGATTCATACAATAAAACAGAGTATTATAACCAACAACAATTTGATTCAGTAAGGGAATGTTTATCTGACGTAAGGCTTAATATAGACTTTACTCAGATAGACGCGTATAAAGAGGGAAGGATATTATTTGTGTCGGTAAACAGTGAGTCATTACAAAATTCTAAAAAGAGAAATTGGAAGAAGTACCATAAATAAACACGACTAGTTCTCAACCGCTTTCTATAGCAAGAAAGATCCAACGACCTTGCACAATATTGTTTTGCCACGTGTAACTGGCAAAAGATATCTTGTGCCAGTGTCGGACATAAGGAGAATAAACAAAAGATGGAGAAATTCAACCGCAAGTTACAAACTGTGATACCTAAAAGTTATCACAAAAATATAATCTCCTATTTATTTCTCACTAGAAAAGAATATATTATTTTTGTCTAAACTATTGACAAGATACAGTTCTTCAAGGTGTGCAGGTTCTCTTGGACAGATTACCTGCACATGGAGATCTTTGTGTATAATATATTAGACACAAAAAAGTTTGTGTATCATATATTTAAAAAAATGAGACACAAAATAAATGGGAGGAGGTACAGAGTACAAGTAGGACACGACAGTCCCGTCTGGTGAGAATCCAGCACTCCCTGCATTATTTACTGTAAACTATTTACTATGAACCTAAACAAACGACTTATATGGATGCGGATTATAAACATATCGTGTCTATGATGATTTATTTTATATATTCTTAACTAATGAAATTCTTGATATTTATTCTATTCTTATTCGCCTTACTTGTGGCGATAGTGGCATACAGTTTATTCGGGTTTTGAGGGCTTATTGTCTGGGTGGTATTGGTGGGTGGATGAGTTGCTATATTAGCGGATTAGATTTTGGCTTGCAATTCTCTAAAAAAAGAGTATACTTCAAACAATCCAGTGTTTAAATGTCGCTAACATAGAAAACACCTGGGTACACAGCAAACCGTAAAAGGAATGCATGTTTAGCGACAGCCCAGGTGTTTTTTATAAATTCGAAAAATCATGTATAAAATCTGACTCTACCCAGAACGATGAGAAGCAATAAAAGATTTATCTTTCGAGGAGAAATGAAAGTTACTTGATTGTTTTTTCTATTACAATGGAACATGAGAAATAAATATCGAGTGAGCGTTGAAGGCTGTATTTAATATTTTCAAAAACAGATTAGACAACGACAAAGAAGAATATAATAAAAAATGTAAAAAGAATAAAGATATAGCATTAGATAGGGAAGAAAAGAAGAAGCACGAACGTGCACGAACGTGTACGAACGTACACCACGAAGCACCACAGCCAACCAATTCTAATTCTAATACTAATTCTAATAATATAAATAATAATATAATAAATAAAGAAGATATAAATATATTATCTAAAGATAATACAGAAACTAAAGTTTCTGAATCTAAAGAAATATCTCCTCCCATAGAATTAAAACCAATAACTGTTTCTATAAACAATCTAATAGGAACAATAAAACAAAATGCGTCCGCCCTCGGCGTTGCATATTCCTCAGACAAAGATAGGGAGTTCGCTAAACACATACTAACCGCTAAAGCCTACTGAGAGTTCTGCGAGTCAATAGGAATGTGAAGGGAGGAGTTCGCAATAAGCGTAATGAAAGAAAGCGTAAAGAACTCTTATTGGAAGTGAGCGTGTGCTTGACCAAAGAAGATATACCAAGAATACCCAGAGGTTTATAATCTCTATCAAAAGAACATTCACAAGAACACAATACCATTTATCCCTACAATATAAACATGAAAAAGATTACAGTGATTGAGCTTTTCGATTGAAAGATATCGACGCAAGCTTCACTAGACGAAATAAGTAACCTTATAGCATCGCAGTCAAGTTTACTAAGAATTTGAGATGTGATTATAAACAAAAACCAGATCAAAAAGATCTACACAAAGATTCTCTCGGACATAGAAGAATATATACTAAGCCAGCCAAAGGATATACAAGAGAAAATATCACAAAGGGAGATGGACAAGATTGCGAGTGTGTGAAGAGGATTCGATTGTGTAGAAGAAGTAGAGAATTATGTTAATTTAAAAATATTGTGATGAGTACAGAAGACAGCATTGGAAGATAATTTCTTTATATCATTACAAAATAAACAATGTGAATAGAGAATATCGAACAATACAACGACTACTCATTAGAAGTATCTGGTTTGTCTATGATAGCAACAGATATAGATACAATGAAAAGACTAAGTGAAGAATGTTTCTTCTACGACATCACAAAGAGAATATTCCGTGCTATGAAAGAGGCGAGATCTACAGATGTAGCAATTCTGTCCCAAATAACATGAATCAACGATGAAGAAATATATCCTCTTATGAATGTTGTAATATCTTACGGATCGTTTGACTACATAGTAAATAAACTTAACGATCTAAAAACAGCAAGAATACTGAAAAAAGAACTACGCAACATTTCTAATAACTTATTGGATGGAGATATATCAGGAGTAAAAAAGGAGTTACAAACTCTACACGACAGTATATCCCATGAAAAGGAATATAAATCACTATGATCACAGTTAGAATCTTATATGGAAGATATGTACAAAGAACATAGATACATAAAAACGTGATATAGAGAGATAGACAAATACTTGTTGCTTTCACAATGAAAACTTGCTACTATAGCATGAAGGCCTTGAATGGGGAAAACTACAGTAATGCAAAACATAGCACTTAGGCAAAGCTTCAACCATAATGTTGGATTTGTTTCTATGGAGATGTGAGTAAATGAAATAATAGATAGATTCGTTTGTATGATAGGTGATATATCCTCCTATGATGTGGCAGAGAAGCTTAAAAACTCCACAAGAATAATGTCAGTATTGTGAGATCTTATAGATAAAAAGTTGTTTCTCGTAGACGATATATACAAAATAGAAGAAATAGACGAGTTTATTGCTAGAAACTTCTTAGATGTTTGCTTCTTAGACCACTTGTCCTTGATATTACATTGAGAATCAAAGATGCCGACAATACAGAGAATTTCAGAGATAACAAGAATATTGAAAGTTATAGCAAAAAAAAGAAACTGTTTGATAATATTATGATCTCAACTATCAAGAGAAACAGAGAAGAGAGTAGATAAAAGGCCGCAGCTGTCAGATCTTAGAGATAGTTGAACAATAGAGCAGGATTCAGATGCTGTTATCATGCTTTACAGAGAAGAGTATTACGACAAACAAACAGAAAACAAGAATTGTTTAGATGCTATTATAGCAAAAAACAGGGGAGGGATATCAAAAGATATCCAATTATGATGTAAGTTCTCCTCGTATCAAGTACTTGATAATAAATACTTTGAAGATATTTTAAATTGATAATACAAACCAATGTCACCACACATTTATAAACAAATGAAGGAAGCAGAAGCACACATAAAGAAACTCTCAGAAGTAACTTTGAGAATATTCTCTTGATTTGCTGGAGTGTAAGAGGAGATAAAAGAAATAAACAAACCTTTAAATCCTAAAGACAACAAAGATGGTAATAGAATATAATTGAAAAAGATATTTAGTCACAGAAGAATACGAATGAGGCGATATGTCTTGATTCCCTATTTACTTTGATGAAGTAAGGCCAGCATGATCTGAAAGATTCTCTCCAGATGAAATAAAGATTATAGAGATCGACAATATCGAGAAAGTGAAAGAATCAGCAATAGACTTTTACAAAAAGGCTATAGCAACTGTTCAAAGGTATAATGTTTGATGAAAGTATGATAATGATGTAAAAGAGTTGGAAGATAAAATAAAGTACTTGTGATAACCAAAAGATATCGCAAACAACACAAGACTCATTGAAAAAGATCAATAAATATTTATAAACAATCTGAATTTATCAGTAACCTAACCAATGAATAAAACAGACTATAAAATCATAAAAGCTACAATCCATGAAGGGATACTTGTGGAAACAAGAGTAAAAGAGATTGGAGACTCTATGGAGAACATGAGAAAGGTTGTAAAAAAACTACTCCCAGAAAAGATCTGGGATAAAATAATGGATGATCTTTATCCTCTACCAAAACAAAAATGATATGATACAAAAAATGATTCGACAACTTCCTGAAGAAAACAGGAATAGACTACTTCGCATATTTGAAACTCTCAGAGACTAACCAAAACATATTAGACTTTGAGTTTGAGAATTATAGGGCGGGGAATAATAGAGAAAGATTTACTCCTAACAAAATAAAAGATGTGAGCGATAGACGCAAACAAGATTTACAAACTAGAGCAGAAAAAGAAAAAGCTCGAAGAGAAAGCCCTTAGAAAAATAGAAAAAAGTAAAGTTAAAAAGAAAACACAGAAAGTAAATAAACGCATGAAAAAAGAAAATGTTGAACTTGCAAAGACGATAGCGAAGATAAGGGATGGATACATTTGCCAGAAATGCTGAAAGACAGAAAACATACATTGAAGTCACGTAATAAATGAAGCAAGAGACCACAGGCTTTCGTGTGATCCAGAGAATATAAAAGCCTTGTGCTATAACTGCCATCTCAACCGACGGCATAAGAATCCTGTAGAGGCAGGAGAACGATTTAAAGAGAAACGACCATGAAGGCGAGAGAATCTAAAGTGCAAACATTTAGACAATAGATTTCTTGGGACAATATCCCCAATTTGGGTAGAAGAGCAAAACAAACTTCTAAAAGAAACTTTACAATCTATGGAAGAACCATGCCAAAACAAAAGCGAGTCAAAGAAAAAAAACTAGTAAAGATAATAACAATATCTAGATGAAAAAAGAAAGTAAACTATGAAGAAATAAACTACCGATACCAAAAACTTTTAGAAAATAACAAGAGAGTATGTTGATCCCAAAAACAATAGCAGAACGAAGCTGAGAAAGCGAAAGAACTACAGCAAGATGTATAAAGGACATGGAAAACGATAGATCTCCAAAATATAGAGCAGCAAAAGATCGCTATACATATATTTTAGACTCCTATATAGATCTATTAGACATGGAGAAGGCAAGGGTGAAGCACTATATCAGAGGTATGTAAAAAAAGTATAAATTGGCTTGCATTTGCCAAAAAAAAGATTATAATGGATACGTACAATTGAATTTAGGAAATGAGAAGATAAAAGAAAGTGTTGTAGGGAACAGCCTCTAATCAAAACCCTCTTCTCTCTTAAAGCCTAGATCAAAGTACAATCTGTCATTTATATTATTACCAATTACAAACATGAAATTAGACAAATTATCATTTGAGTTATGAGAGATCATCGCACAACAACAAACACTATGTTACTCATGAAACAAAGAAGATTGAGTTGATTGTGAAGTTGAATGGGATTTCACAAACATTACAAACGAGCCTATTTCAAAAGTACTTCCAGTTTCTTATGACGGAGATCTTTGAATTGACAGTGTATGGAGATTTGTAGACAGAAACGAATGTTTAAATTTTAACAATATTATGTAATGGAAAGTCTTTTGAAAATACAGTCGGAGTTGAAAGCTCCAAAATGACAATACAACTCTTTTGGGAAATACAAGTATAGAAGTTGCGAAGATATTATGGAGTCAGTAAAACCACTATTGCAAAAGTATAATTGCATCATAACCCTATCGGATGAACTTGTAAATATAGGAGAAAGGTATTACATAAAAGCCACTGCTTTGTTCCAAGATATCGCAAATGATAAAAGATTTGAGGTCACAGGATACGCAAGAGAAGAGGAGACAAAAAAATGAATGGATTGAAGCCAAATAACTTGAGCAAGTTCTTCGTATGCTAGAAAATACGCTTTGAATGGATTGCTTGCAATTGACGACACAAAAGATAGTGACGGAACAAATACACAGTGAAAAGAAAAAAAAGAAGTATTTGACAACGCTAGATTTGAGAAGATGCAAACACGATCAAGAGACCAAACCAAAGAGTCGCTTATGCAATATATCTTAAAGATCAAAAAAGAATATGAGATAGAAGAAAGCATAAAAGAAAAATTAGATTTATTTATTAACGATCATCAAAATGGATAATATGGAAATTGTAAAGTTTAACCCAACAATAGCAGAGCTTAATTCTCTTGTAGAAAAGTACAAATGACTAAAAATAAATTGAATAGATGACAAAGTTTGATATGAAATTGTAAAAGATGCACAACTAGACTTGAGAGATAAAAGAGTGATAGTCCAAAAGACGTGAAAAAAGTATAGAGAAGATGCAATCGCATACCAAAAAAGAGTTATAGAAGAAGAAAAAAAACTTGTATCAATTATAGAAAGTACAGAAGAAGAACTTAGAAATGAACGTTCTAGAATAGATGAAGAAAAAGAAATAGAAAAAAGAAGAAAAATATTGCCAGAAAGAATGGCTGAGTTAGAAAGAAATTGAATAGACTGTGATAATGAGTTTATAGTCGCTATGGACTCAGACGAATTTAACAGATTTGTTATTAGCAAAAGAGAAGAAAAAATATTAGAAATGCAAAAGAAAGTAGAAGAGGAGTCAAAAAGAGTAGAACTAGAAAGGCAAAATATGGAAAGAGAAAAGGAACTTGAACAAACACGTAAGGAAGCAGAAGAAAAAGCAAGAATAGAAACAGAAGCAAGGATGAAAAGAGAACAAGAGGAAAAAGAATTAAGAGAAAAGCAAAGATTGGAAGCAGAAGAAAAAGCAAAGATTGAGGGAGAGAGAATCGCGAAAGAAAAAATGGAGAAAAATAAGAAATACAAACAACGACTAGAAGATAACAGTTACAATGATGTAGAATACATTATTTTGGACAAAAATTGAAAGAAAGCAATGTATCGTTTTATTTCTGAACTATCTATATAATGACTGAAATAATTAAAAAATCTATGTATAATTGAGAGGTCAATATAGACTTCTACCCAAACAGCCACCAATACAAAAAAGACGGCAAGAATTTACTTTCCGTATCTACGGTATGCGGTGTTGTGGATAAATCACAAGTATTGATCTATCGAGCTACAAACCTAGCTAAATACTATTTGCTATCTCTTCCAGAAAGCCAAAGGACACAAGAAGAAGTAGAGAGAGCTTGCCAGATGCACAAAGAGAAAAAAGAGACTGCGGCGAATATCTGAACGCTAGCACATGCTCGAGTCGAGACATATATAAAGACTGGAGAAATGAGTTTCCCAGAAGATCAGAAGGTTGCAAACGCAGTCAATTGATTCTTAGAATGGATAAAACAACACGAAGTGAAATTCGAAAAGTCAGAGTTGTTTGTTTATTCAAGAAATCATGACTACGTTTGAATAACAGATGCAATTGCGAGTATTGACGGGAAAAGATACCTTGTTGACTTCAAAACATCAAACACAATATATTTGATGGAGTACTGAATGCAAACATCCGCATATCTAAAAGCATACGAAGAAGAGACTGGAGATGAACTTGATGGTATTATGATTGTTAAATTTTCAAAAGAAGAAACTGACAAGAATTGACAACCTATTCCAGTATTTGAAACACAAGAAATTGTAGACATAGAATATTTATTTAATGCTTTTCTCAGTGCTAAGGTGTTGAAAGAAGCTGTAAAGAAATACACAAAATGGTAGAAATAAAATCACTATCAATAAAAGGCATAGAAGCAAAAATAAAGTCTATAGAAAAGAATATAGCGAAGCTTAAGATTTCAAGAGATCCGAAAGTTCTGGATGATATGGAGTTTGAGATTTACTACCTGAGAGGTGAAATCGCAGATCAGTACTACACCTATGCTTTGAATTGCCACGCAATGGAGATGGAGAAGTGAAGACAACATCTAATTGAAAGACCAAAACACAATTCAGATCTTACATCAAGTAAAGCAGTAAATAAAATACTCAAAGACGATATAGCAAAGCTCAACCTACAGGAAGCTATTATCGAACGATTAGAGAAAAAAGAAAATCCAATATTACGCATTGCAAACCACATAAACAGCATGAGAATATGAGACCTCGCGATTGCAAAGACACAAAGATTCTAACTTTTAATTTGTTATTTATAAACCATGAAACAATTTAGACTAAGTACAAAAGTATGAGAATACAAAAAATGAGAAGAAACAAAATCAAGCTACGCAGAACTTTGAAAGCTTGTTATGAAAGATGACGGAAAGATTTTTTGAGTAATTTACGACGCTTTGCATAATAGAGAAATAAAGTTTTCAGCGTTTGAGATCGCACCAAAAGAAGAAAAGAAGGATGAAGAAGAAAATCTTCCATTCTAGTGATATAATTTGGTTATCAAAGAAAGTCACTAATAATTTGCAAAAAAACATTTCCCATGTATAATAGAGACGTAAAATTTTATTTACTTATCTGTCCAAATGACAAACAGAAACCAAAAGCTACAGATCTCAAAGCAAGCAATAGAAAATGTAAGGATAAAAAGACTCCAAGAGGAGAACGCAAGAGAAGAGAAAAGAAGAAACCAAGTATTGGAGATAGAAGATAGTTTGCAAGTAGGAATGTACTCAACAAAATAACTTTTTATTTATTTATAAATCGCATGAAAAAAATTACTATTGATTGAGAAGTTTATGTTTTGGAGAAAGACATGCCGAAACAAAACACTTTAGCAAAAAAGAAAAAAGATATGGAATATGTAATAGTGAGAACGTATTCAGCATGAGTATTCGCTTGATACTTAGAAAGTAGAAAGTGACAAGAAGTGGTATTGAGAAATGCAAGAAGGTTGCGATACCGAGATTGAGCTGCCTCATTAAGCCAACTTTCTACTGAGTGAGTATCCAAACCACAAAACTGCAAATTTCCTTGTGAGGTTGACATCGTAGAGTTGCTACAATGTATAGAGGTTTTGAAAGTCACTGAGAAAGCAAAAGCAAGTATCGACTCAGTAAAAGAACGAAAAATGTAATTTATATTTTAATTTTTATAAGATGAGTGAGAAAGTACAATCTGGCTATGGCTATGGCGATGGCTCTGGCTCTGGCTCTGGCGATGGCTATGGCGATGGCTCTGGCTCTGGCTCTGGCTATGGCTCTGGCTATGGCGATGGCTATGGCGATGGCTATGGCTCTGGCTCTGTCTCTGTCTCTGGCTATGGCTCTGGCTATGGCTCTGGCTATGGCGATGGCTATGGCTCTGGCTATGGCTAAAATAAACTTTTAAAATCTAAATAAAATCTAATGAAACAAATTCTAAAGAAACGAGGTGTATATCTAATCGGTTGAATTATAGTGGTTTTTATTGGAGTATGAATAGCAATGGCAGTAAATAGAGATCCAGATCAAATAGCATTACAGAAACTAGAAAACGCGACAAGAGATAAATTAGAAGAACAAATACTCTTGAGTAATAAGAAAGCAGAGCAAGAAATGGAGCTTATGCAGCTTAATATAGTCGCAGAAATAAAGGTAAATGAAGCACAAGAAGCTATATATAATTCAAATAAGAAACAAAAGGAATTGGAAGAACTATACAAATCACAAAAAGAACTATTTGAATCTATACAGTCAACAGGTTTTACAAAGATCCAGTAAGATCTAAAACTGCATTCAAAGAAGAAACCATCAAAGAGGTCAATCAATGAGTGAAGAAAATGGTAGAAAATAAGAAAATCATACATAAAGGATACTCGACAGGAGATTATAGACAGGAAATTTATTCGAGGGCTTATCATATAGGTGGTGAAGCACTTATGATATTGATAGAGTGCGAGAGTGCAGGGAAACCTTTGGCTGTAGGAGATAATGGAGATGCTTATTGATTATGCCAGATGAATTCTAACCGACATAAAATCCCAAAAGAATATTATCAAGATCGAGGATTCCAATTAAAGTATTGTAATGATAAAATGAAATGAGGCACAAAGTTCTATTGACTTACTAGACCACTATATAAAGAAGGAAAGTATATAGGTAAATGTCAGGATGTTGTATTAGGCCGTTTTATTATAAACTAAGTATAAAATGAAATATATATTTATCATAATGTTATGTATTTTATTTATGTGAAGAGTAAACGCTGTCTTATACTGTGAGAAAGACAACCGATGATCTTATATTTGTAAGAGCATCACTACAAACCAATACAAAAGTATAAATAATTGTAAAGAATTGTGCCTAGATGAATACGCATGGACAATAAACGAGAAAAGAGCAGTGATGTGTTTTAAAAAATGTGTAGACACCTGAGGTAAGTATGAGAAACATATAAAGAGATATTTTATAAACTAAGTATAAAATGAAATACCCAACAAGAGAAGAAAAGATAAAAAAGATTTATAAAAAAATTTGATGAATATATATTTGAACTGATAATTTAAATCGCATGATGTTTAAATGTATGATTTGAGATATTCTTCTATTTACATTTTCTGCATGATACAATATGGTTGTTGGTAATGTGTGAAAAATCATGTTTAATAAAGCATGAACAGCGGCTGCAGAGTGAAGCTATAGAGAATCACAACGGGAAAAACTAGAATCACCAATAGAAGAGCAATCAGATGAATGTGTAGACTTTATATTTTCACTTATACAATAAATGCTAACAATCTGTATAACTATATTTAAATTGTTATTCCCTACAGAGATTATTGATATTCAAAGTGTTCTTCCTATCACCGCATTTTTTGATATATCAACAATATACATTACGTATATAATCACAAAGATTATTGTTAGAAAATAAAGACCGAACAGAACAACAAAAGGAAGAACTAACAAGCTTTTTACTTTCTATATAAAGCACAATGAAAAAATATAGGCATAAGAAAACATGATCTATTGCTACTTATTCAGAATTATGAGCGTACGAAGTAGAAGGACACCCGTTCAAAATATGATCAGTATTTATAGAAGATTCTCAAGATCGAGAAGAGATAGGACAAGAAGAACCTTTACTTTAATAACAAAACAAAATGACAGGGTTAATCCTACGAGCAACAGCAGCTCTTATATGAATGGACAACAAGATGGAGTGAGATTTCTATCCTTATAAAAAATATGAAATACTAAACGAATCATATCAGAAATATAACGCAAAGAATCCTGAGAGGACAGAAGGTTTTGAAGGTATAGATACCACAAGCGAAGATCAATACTATTGAATTATCTTTTGCAACCAATCAGGAGCGTGTTTTATCGTTGCTTATAATCTAGAAAAGATGCAATGGATACGCATATGGTCAAAGTAATTTATATTTTATATTATTATTTAAGTAAATGGATTATTCTGTAACCGAAGAAGCAGAACAAGTGAAATTGATTACACCAGTGGGTTGTCATATAATGCACAAATTAGATTGAATGGACGAACTTATAGAGCAGATAAAGGTGTTGAACAATACATTAAGTAAAGTTTGAAAAATGGTAGATACAATAAAGAGTCAAGGCAAATAAGCTTATGTTTGTCTTGCAATATAGGCAATAGCGATTATAAACAAAGCAATATTTATCCATCTCAAAAGCAATATGGAATTTATAAAGATATGAAGAAAAGAAAAACTCCCCAATAAAGGATATGATTATAAAAAAGATAAACTAATAAAGAAATACGATCACCGAGAACTAAGAGAGCCGAGAGATCCATATAGCGATATGAAAGATCACATAATACTACGACCAAAAGAAAAGTATAAGAGATTCTCAGATATACCACAACGACAACGAGGTAATCTAAGAATAATATGGGACTTAATGTTAGATAATTGATTTAGACTATTTGTCAGATGATTCCCATACGCAAAAGCGTTAGAACCAGTATTACGTAAATTGATAAATGCTAAGTGAAAATGTGAACTAAATGAAGATGAATTATATATATTAGAGAGAGTGTTAGAGCAATTAGAATATTGTAATGATGAGGAGTGAGATATTATGTGAAACCCTCTAAATGATAGATCAGTAATAGACTGCATCCACTTCCACTTCATAAAGGGGAAGAAGTTTGAATACTCTGTAGAATAGACAAAGTAACCATATTTTAATTTATAATCAAAAGCAAATGAGACTATTAGCAAACACTAACTATGAAAATATAGAGATACAAGCGACGGACACAGAAGGAAGATATTATGTATCAATAAACGACAAACTAAATTTTGAGTTTATTAATTGAGAGTTTTTTCAAGAGTATGTCCCATCTAAAAAGATGCAAGAGATAATCAATGAAGGTAAGGCAAAAGAAAAAGGGTGAGCGACAAAAGAAGAAGTAGCCGTGCGACTTTCTCAACAAGAGAAAGAGAGTAAACGTATGTTCTCATACAAGATTATAACTAAAGATTGAGACCTATCAAAGATAGTGTCAAAGTACATAGAAGATAACAAACCCACATACGATCTATAAAAGTATTTACTATGTAAACAAAATACCATGGCTAGACCATACCCTAAAAATCCCAAGGGGGAACAAAAGTCACCTAAAAAAACAAAAGAGACAATAGGAAAGTTATTAGATGGGTTTAAAAGCGATTTTACCATATCAGAAGCATGTAGTTACGCATGAATACATGTGAGTACATATCATGAACGGATAGATAAGGACAAACAACTTTCCAAAGAAATAGATAGCGCAAAGGAGTACTGCTTTCTATTGGCTAAGAACGCTGTGAGAAAATGACTCAATGAAGGTGATAAAGAATACTCACTCAAGCGATTAAAGAACAGACAGAATAAACTCTATAGCGAAAGGAATGCAGAATCAGAGAACAATATAAACATAACAATCAACGACATAAAGAGCATGAGCGATGAAGATCTTGCAAAATCTATTGATTTATAGAAAAAAACCCTTATATGGGAGTTAACAGAACAATCGGAAGAACTCTGAGTTTATCAATAACCATAATTGATGAGTACACTTACGGAGTTAAAAACAAAACTTAATGACGAATATATTAAGATAGATCCGAACAATAAGATACGATCTTCTACAGAAAAGACCTCTTTCATAAACAGAGGTTTTTTGCAAATACAGAATGATTGACAATTTAGATGGAGAGAGAATCAAGCACTTAATACAATAACAACTGTTTGATGAAATAGAGAATACGCATTGCCTAGTGATTTCATCAGAGTAGACCAAATGACATACAACTGAAGTATCCTATACAAAATAAGTAAGGAGAGAGTAAGAGTCATGAATAGCACAAACACACAAGCCACTCCTAACAACTACTATATATATTGATCTTATGTAGGGTTTGATCCGATACCGAACACAACGCTAACAATACTTATGGACTACTTCAAGAGACTTCCAACGATAACAGATACCGTTGATTCGTCGCTTCCAGTAGCCTTTGATGATGCTATATGTTCTTATGCTGCGTATGTAGCATTGAACTCTATAGAGAAGCAAGGGAAGGCAATGATGATGTTAAATGACTACCAGCAGAACCTATCAATGCTTTTGAACTCATATATATACGACGATATGAACATAAGCTTTTGACTGGATAGAGCAACAAATAGCTATAGGGATAATGTAATTTAATTTCGATTTTATCTCAAATAAGTAAAGTATGGCAGTAAAGCCCATCACAATAAATAATTTCAAAGGAGGGTTGAACCTAAGTACAACTTCAGATATTTGAGACGATCAGTTTTCTATAGCAAAGAATATGTTTTACAACTCAAAGCAACAACTACAAACCAGATATTGAATAACTAATTTCTGAGCTGCTGTTGGTAGCAACAATCCAGTGACATCATACCATTTCTTCCAAAGAGACGACACTGGAGCTATACAAGCGTTATGTGTAAGCTGAACAAACATGTACAAACTAGATAATACTGCACTCACACGATCAAGTATAAAGAGTTGACTCACTGAGTTCGAGACGGCTACAGGTAAAACAACTCGAAGAACAAGACGAGACTTCGCAGTATATAGGAACATTGTATACGCTACTAACTGAGTAAATAGTTATGCTTCTTACAACTGAACTACATATACAGAGTATGCGACACAGCCAAAGTTTAGATATCTAAATATGACTACCGATAGATTGTTTGGATCATGAGAAGACTTAAACCCAAGTACTGTATACTATACAGCATCCGCCCCAGCTGATGGATCTGATCTAGACAACAACAAAGTTGTTGTATGAGGTGATGAACTAGGAAGAATCAACTGAATGAACGAACTAGGTAACATCATACTTGTTATTAAGTCAAGCAAGATCTACAGCGTTAACGTCACAGCATCTTCCGCTGAGCCTATAGATGCACAAACAGGAGGATTCAGCGATAGAACAATAGCTAATGTTTGAAACTCACTCGTTTATTTAACTGAGAGATGAATAGATACTCTTAAACCTAGAAGCTGAGTATCTTGAGCAGCGGCACTAGAAAGTGAACAGTTGGACATAAATGTAAGAGAACTAACCAAAAAGATCGCAGAGTTAAGCCTTAACGCTAACTGTGCATTATACATAAAGAAGACAAACAACTATATGTTCTCGTTTGATACTACGGGAAATGACATACCAGACACGACATTAGTCTACAACGCACTAACCAAATGATGGACTCAGTATACATACCCTAATATATACGACTATGGTGTATATATC